GACAACTGCATTCTGTACGCTGGCAGTAACGCCAGAGAAAGCATCCGCACCAGCTACAACAGCGGTGTTGTAGATCTTTTTACCAGTTTGAATGTTAATAGTTTTACCGATCAAGTTGATAGGATTGCCCTGCGCAACTTGAACGAAAATAGAAACGTCTTGAGTCCAACGACCATCGGATACACGAAGCATCTGACGTCCTGGGTAATCAATGAAAACGTCTTTACCATACAGCAAACGGAATAGAAGTTTATATGAGGCTTCAGAACCTTTTGCTAGGTATTGTTCCTTGATGTGTTTCAACAAGAAACGTTCAGTATTGATATCAGTGCTAACAACTGGATAGTTGTGCGCAAGTTCACCCTTGAAGAACTTCAAATATTCTTCAAGAGTTTCGTCGATGTCTCTAACGTTTCTAAGATCAACCCCTTGATTATCCAAATATTCGTAATATGCCTCTACGAAAGAGACGAACGTTGGAAATTCGGCTCTTACGAATTCAGGTAATTGTTGCGCCGCTAAGTTTTTCAGAGCAACTCTAAGGTTGTTATTATCAGCCATATTACTTTAGGTTTCTGATAGAAGTGAAGATATAGTTCTTACCAGCTTGGTTAGAACCAGCAGCAGTCATATCGTTAATTACGTTTACGCTCAAATAGTTACGAGCAACTTGAACGATCTGGTTATACGCTGTAACAACGTCATAAGATTCTGGCTTCAAGATGAATTCAAAAGTAGCGTCAGCCATAGAAGTGATAGTTAAGTTACGAACGATTAGAGTACCGTTTGCATAATCAACTTCACCAATCTTTGGGTTCACAATATACTTATTCTGTTGAGCGTCATAGTAGAATAGACGTAAGTTACCCTGACCGTCATCGTCAATGTAGTGAATGTTAGCAGTGTTTGGAATATAGAAACCAGTAGAGATAACAGATTCAGCAGGAATTGTTGAGTTGAAGATCGGGTTGATCATGTTCAACTTATATTCGGCTGATAGGTTATAACGTGGAGTAAATTCACGACGAACCAAAATCTTAGTCGTGTTGTTAACAACGGCTTGGTCAACTTCGTCAATTAGACGTACAAGTTGAGAATAACGTAGAACACCATCAAACTGCTTTAAGTTGGTGTCATCGTAAGCGTAGATGGCTTCACGAATTAGGGTTTCCAACTGGGCTGGAGTTTTATCAGAAACTTTAGAGTTGTAGTAAGCTGTAACGTCAATCTGAACGTTGAAGTATTCTGGGTCGATAAATTCAGGCGTGATAGAAACAACAGACTTCGGAGCGATAATCTGGTTCTTGATGTAATCTTTTTCAGTATCAGTTAGCTTGTTTGTATCTTTAGGTTTAACGCAAATGAACGTCTTACCGTAGATAGGTGGGTCATTATCCTCGCCACCCCAAACAACAACTGAAGAAGCTGAAGGGAAGTTTTTAATAATTAAGGTTTTGTAATCTTCTGTTGTAACAGCACGGTTCTGTGCAGCGAACATACGTGGAGCGTTGTACTTAATAGCTTCAACATCTTCTGGTGAAGAACCACCAACAGCGGCAGTAGAGGCAACAACAGTTAAACCTGAACCCAAAAGAGCAGTACCAGCATAAGAGAACTGGTTGGAACCGTTTGGTCCTTCTAGAGAAGAAACATAATATTCCATTGTCAGGAAGTTACCGTCAACTGGTTTGTAACCAACGATGCCGTCACCGAAGTAAATTTCGTAGATACCATCGTCAAGTTCTTTAATAAAGTAAGACTTAGAGTTTGAGTCCATGTCTGTAACTGCACCAGCTGAAGTGTAAACCACGAATGTATCTGAGTCGGCAGTTTCACGCACCTTAACCACAAGAGTGGACAAGTCAACGTTAGCATTAGGGATAATGTATTTCTGACCAGTGCGGATCGTGTAGCTATATGTTAGAGGAATACCCTCAATCAATTCAATGTCGTTAAACGTATAAGTGCCGCCGACGGCAACAGTAGTAACGTCAGATGTGTTATAGAATGTGTATGATACACCGTCAATAGAAGTCAAGAACGGTTGGTTCGCTGGAAGAGTAATAACGCTTTGGTAGTATGTTGGAGCAGTAATTGTAGCGTTTACATATGCTTTAGCGCAGGCAGCTGAACTTGGAATATATCCAAGCGTCTTAGCGATAGAAACAACTGACGCACGCTTTGAAGCGGAGTCAAGGAACATTTCGTTGACCGCCAAGTTGGTGTACAAGTTGTTATAGTGGGTGTTATATGCAAGAAGGTCAAGGAGGATGTTGAAAGAAGAACCTTCAAAATCATAGTCTTTAAACTTATCCTGTGACGATAAAAACGTCTTCAGGTTATCTTTAATTTCATCAAAGTCTAATGCATTAACTTTAATACGTTTTGTTGATTGTGCCATTATCGTGTTCTCTCTAATACGAAGTCAAGAGTTATTGGTCGTTCGGTGTTTACAATTCTAAAAACCACGTTGATATATAATGAGTTATTCTCATCTGATGCAATGACATTAACATTGATCAATTGCACTCTTGGTTCAAAGTTTGAAATAATGTCGACAATCGCTCGGCGAGCCATCTTTTCAGTAAGTGGTGTTATGTTCTCAAATAGTAGTTCTCTTAATGGAGAACCAACTTCACTATGAAAAGGCTTCTCATAGTGACGAATCTGAAGTAGGTTTTTTACAGCCTGCTTGATAGCATTCTCGTCGTGCTTCTGAACCAAGTCTCCCGTTACTGGGTGCGGGGCGAAGTTAAAGTCTAAGTCCGAGAATGTTCTTGTATTTCTGCTCATAGATATTATTTATTCTATAAAACTGTTGTCTGAACCTTTGGCGATATAATCGCCATCGTTTAATTTGTCACCAATTCTTGCAAGGTAATAACCCTCAATCTTAGTCTTTGAAGACCCTTCGACTGGGTATCTTATGTCTTGAGGGTGAATAGCTTGACCCTTTGAGTGTTGTAGAAACTGACAAGCTGGATCAACAACTCCTGGTTTCTTACCATTGAATTTGGTCTTAGATACTGGGGATGTCACCATTTTAGTTGGTGGGAATCCGTCATGCCCCGTTGTAGTATCTCCGATAACTGAAACTCCTGGCATATTAGATCTTCATGATATATGCCAAAGCATAATATGGTGGAAGGTTTCTGTTCGTGCCAGTTTCACCAGTTGCAGTGACCGTAGTTGTCACGTTTGTTGTAATGGTTGGAGTGTGAGTGTGGCTATGTGAACGAGAGATAGTCACGCCTCTGTTTTCGTTATTAGTGGATGAATAGAAATTATCTTCAAACGTATTACCATTATACCCAGCATTACTTGCGTTACCAGCAGCCGCATATAATCCAGAATCATTGGCATAAAATGTAGCCGACCAAGCGTCAGTGTCAGAAGACAATGAACCAGATGATGTTGCAGAAGAAGTAGCAGTATGTCCGTGATTAACAACAACTGAATCTTTAAAGCCACCAGACTTAGTATCAGCGCCAGTTACAAACGTTGTAGCTGGACCAGTAGAATCTGATCTGGCTCCGATAACGAATCTATCTCTTAAATCTGGTGTGTTATTTGTACCATCACATAGTCTCCAACCTGATGGAATTGAACCAACCGAACCACCCCACATAACGATACAACCAATTGGAATAGCTGAAAAATTAGCAATTGTAGTTACAAGGTTAGAAATATCCGTCTGGGTTTTAGTAATAGCTTCAGCTTGTTGGTTTACCGTAACCTGAATGATGTCGAAGTTAGCATCTAATTCTGCTAACTGTATCGCGCCTGTTCTTAACTTAAAACTATTTGGGATTTGCATTTTATGTCCAATTTACTACAACGTTGGATGTATTCTTCCATTTAACTATGGCATCATTAATACTATTTATCCATTGTTTATACAACGTCTCGTCAATAGCGCCAGTCTTGGAAATATAACGCAACAGTAATTCTCTATTCAAATCCCAGTTGTTGTTTACAGTTTTAGTGTAAGCCTTTGTTGTAACTAAAGTGTTTTGGTTACCAACGACTTCATAGACCGTTGCCGTGTAAGTGTAAACTTTGTTTGGAGTCAAGTCTGGACTGTACTCAATAATCTGTTCTAGTTTTTCTAGATCAACTTTTCTAAAGTTATTTACAGAAATGAACTCGTTTG